AGAGCGCAGCCACCAACACAGGCGACAAGAGCGCAGCCACCAACACAGGCGACTATAGCGCAGCCACCAACACAGGCAACAAGAGCGCAGCCACCAACACAGGCTACCAGAGCGCAGCCACCAACACAGGCGACTATAGCGCAGCCACCAACACAGGCGACTATAGCGCAGCCACCAACACAGGCAACAAGAGCGCAGCCACCAACACAGGCAACAAGAGCGCAGCCACGGTAAGCGGTAAAGATAGCATAGCGGTAGCGTGGGGCAAGGGCGGTATGGCAAAAGGGGCAAAAGGTAGCTATATTGTGCTTGCGGAATATGACGACGACTATACCTTAATTAACGCAAAAATGCAGAAAGTAGACGATTGCGAGATAAAAGCAGACACCTTTTATACGCTAGTGGACGGTAAGCTGCAAGAAGTAAAAGAGTGAAGAGAGGGGGCGGCAGAATGACGTTTACGGAATGGTGCAAGCAAAGCGGCTATACGTCGCAGCAGCTAGCCAACATGGTAGGCGTTAGCAAGAAGAGCATAGACGCCTACAGGCAAGGAGCTAGGACGCCGACAAGGCGTATAGAAAACAGGCTAAAAAGTATTGGCATGCCAGCTGGCATGTTTGACCAAGACGAAAAACTAATTTAAACAGAAAGAGAGGTAGTAACATGGGAGAGCCAAAAATTTATGCTGCAATTAGCGGCGTAATGCAAGACGTAGGCGCAGTAGGAAAGAGCGACAAGAACAAACAACAAGGCTTTATGTATCGTGGAATTGACGCAGTAATGAACGCATTACAGCCAGCAATGATAAAAAACAAAGTCTTTGCAGCGCCAGAGGTTTTAAACGAAGAACGCACAGAGCGGCAGACACAAAAAGGCGGCGTGCTTTTTTACACCAGATTAAAAGTAAAGTACACCTTTTATGCAGACGACGGCAGCAGCGTAGAGGCGGTAGTGATTGGTGAGGCTATGGACAGTGGCGACAAGGCTACAAATAAGGCTATGAGCATTGCTTATAAATATGCTTGCTTTCAAGTCTTTTGCATACCTACAGAGGAAATGCAAGACCCAGACGCAGAGTGCCACGACGTAGCACCAGAGATCATATACGTTGACGATACAAAGATAAAGGTATTGCAGCAGAAAATGGAAAAGAAAGGCGTAGGCGTTGACGCCATTCTAAAACGGTACAAGGTTAAAAAGCTGGAAGAGCTGACAGTGCAGAATTTCATGGACGCTATGAAAGGACTGGAAAAGACGCCAGACAAAGAAGAAAAAGAAGTAGACTTAGGACTTTGACAGAAAGAGAGGTAGAAACATGGATAACATTATCAAATGCCGATTTACAAGAGACAGCGAGCCATACGGCAGAGAGTACAGCTATTTGACAAAAGAGGCTGTAGAAATAGGCGACATGGTACAGGCAGAAACACAGCACGGCTTAGCTGATCTGGTAGTAAGAGGGCTAAAAGTACCAGAGGCAGAAGTAGAGAACTTTAAGGACAAATTAAAGTACATCATTGGCAAAAAGCCTAAAGTAAAGGCGAGCTGTGAAACATGCCTTAATTGTATTGCGTGTGGAGAGGGCGACCATATATGCAGCATTGGAGATGGGAACGTAGTAATTATGGATTATGCAACAGCAGACGATTACATGTGGTGTGGTGGCAAAATGTATACGGAATAAGAAAGAGAGGTAGCAACATGGACATTAAAATTACAGAATTTCAAGCACCTAAAATTGTGCTGAATTATGAAGAATTAAAAGCAGAGCTGGAAAAGCAGCTGCAAAGCTATAAAGGGCTTGTGGTAACAGAGGAAACATTGGCGGGCTGCAAAGCTGCACAAAAAGAGCTTGCCAGAGTAAGAAACGAAATTGACGCCAGACGCAAGGAAAAAAAGAAAGAGCTGGAAGAGCCTATAAAGGCTTTTGAGGCGCAATGCAAAGAGCTTGTAGCGCTGGTAGAAAGCGTGGAAAAGCCTATTAAAGAGGGCATTAAGGTGTTTGACGACGCAAAGAGAGAAGAAAAGCGCAAGAAAGCCGTGGAGCTTGCGGCAGAGGCGGCAGAGGCTAACGGCTTAAACGAAAAGTACGCCGCAAAACTGGACGTACTGGACAAGTATACAAACCTTACAGCCACGGCAAAGGCAGTACGTGAGGATTTGGAAACGAGAGCTTTTGCCTTAAAGGTAGAACAGGACAGAGAGGCAGAGCGCTTAGAGATCATTAACAGCGTGCTGGACAGCGAAAACCAGAGACTAAAAACAAAGCTAACTATTGATCTGTTTAAGCGGGACATTGACGGCGGCACAGATACTAGCGTTATTATTGACGCTATCAAAAAACAGGCTGCTGTAGTGTATGAGGCAGAAAACAAGCCAGCAGAGCCACCAAAAGAGGCAGAGCCTACACCAGAACCACCACAGAAAGAAAAAGCCGAGAATGCGGCAAATACAAAGCCAGAGCAGCAGTATAAAGTGGTGTTTGAGGTAGTAGGAGACTTGCCGACACAGAAAATGGTTAGTGCGTTTTTCCGAGAAAGCGGTATTAACTACAAAGTCACAAAACAAGTAGCATTATAAGAAAGCAACCGAGCGGGGCGGTTTCCCCGCAGAAAGTAGGAAAATGATAGTATTAAGCATTGCTGTAAAAAGCAAAAAAGAAATTGAAAAAGTATTAAAGAAGTTAGAAAAGCAAGGCTGTTACAGATGGAATACGGGCGAAAAGGCTACAGACTATATGCCGCCAAGCCCCACAGCCTCTATACAGCTATGGAGTGACAATAGTATTACATACAGTTACGTAAAAGGTTATGCAGACACTAAAAATATCACAGCTGGCGAGTTTTTAAAAAATGATAATAGTGACGGCAGCAAGGCAGTAGCCAGAAAGGACAAAAAATGGGAAAGAAAAATTTCAAGGTAGGCGACAAGGTGGTAGTAGTAACTGACCGTAAAGCGGGAGGCGATTATGATGTAAATTTAAAAGGCAAGGTAGGAGAAGTCGTAGAACCAAAAAGTGGATTTAATGGCGAAAGAGTTTTGTGTAGATTTGATGGATTTAATGGACACAATGGCAATGGAGCTACAAAAAGGGGTAGAAACTACGATACCAACGATCATTGGTATGTTTCCCCAGAAGATATCAAGATCGCCAAAGAAAAAATAGTGATCTATCGAAACGGCAGCGAAACAATAGCAGAAAACAAACTGACAGGAAAAGCAGCGGTAGCAAAATGCAGCCCAGACGATACATACGACTTTATGACTGGAGCTAAGCTAGCTTTTGGAAGATTAACAGGCTTAACAGGCAGCATAATAGAGGTAAAAAGAAACGCACAAATAGGCGAATACATAAAAATTGTAAACGCTGATAATAGCACACAAAATGAATACGAAAACGGCGATATTTTAAAAGTTGTAGATACTAACTGCTACGGCAACGCCTATTACAAAAACGAGCAGAAAAAATACGCTAAAATAAAAGAATATGTGGTATTAGAGGGCTACCAGCCACCAAAAGAATACACAGAGACAAAGAAACTGTACAACGGTAAAGTGGTATGCGTAGATAATATAAACAATCCAGATATGTATACTGTAGGTAAAATATACCAGTTTAAAAATGGACGATTCAGAGATGATACAGGAAAAAGTTTCCCATTATCACAATCAATTAGTAGCTTTGAAGAGTGGCAGCTGTTCACAAAGTCAAAGTTTATCGAAATAGTAGAGTAGGTGACTATATGAGAAAGCGAAACGATACAGGGGAATTTATGGGTATGTGGCGCAAATACGAATGCGCTACATGTGGAAAGACCTTTTATTGTGACGATCAAACCATATGGACGTACAAACTAACTACGAACGTAAAGAGGCAGTATAAGCGGCAAATGTTTTGCAGCTACACATGCCTAAGAATTGCACAAAAAAAGAAAGAAGAAAATAGAAAAAGAAAGGGGCGCAAATAATGCTTAACAATGTAACTTTAATGGGACGATTAACAAGAGACCCAGAAACACGCTATATGCAAAACAGTGACAACAGCGTAACGAGATTTACACTTGCTATAGATCGTGATTTTCAGAGACAAGGCGAGGAAAGACAAAGCGACTTTATTAACTGCATGGCATGGAATAAGACGGGCGAGTTTATCCAAAAGTATTTTAGCAAAGGTGCTATGCTGGCGGTAACAGGACGCATACAGACAGGCAACTACACCAACAAGGACGGCGTGAAAGTTTATACTACAGAGGTGGTGGCAGAAAGGGCTAGCTTTACTGGTGAAAAGAGAGAGGCAAGCGGTGCAGCACCTAACCCACAGAATGCCGCAACTGGCGACGACGATTTTATGAACGTACCAGAGGGCGACTTTGACGGGCTGCCATTCAACTAAAAATTTTTATAGCTGCTATTGTGCGAATATTCACACAATAGCAGCGAAAAGGATAACACATGAAAGTATTTATTTTAATTTTAATGCTGGTAAATAGCATTTATGCAATGTCGATTATGGCGAATAGCAAGGACGAAGAGGCTAACGGCTTAAATATAAGCTGCCGCAGCAGCTGCTATGTGTGTATTGCAACTGTAGCAATAGCCGTAAGCGCTGGACTGATTTACTTATTTGTGAGGGTGTAGCCTATGCAAGAAATGATAGAAAAGCTATTTGACAGTATGGAAAAGCTACGGGCAGCAATCGACAAGCGCTACAAGATCAGTGAGGCAAGAGCAGTAGCAGAATACAGCTACAGGGAGACGCTGGGGCGTGAAATGGCAAAAGCTAAAGTAGAGGGCATGGCAGCTACCAGCCTATATAACTACTGCCGAGGGCTGCCGAACGTGGCAAAGCTGCGAGAAGAGCGAGACATACTTATAGCGCAAGAGGACTACATGACAGAGCTAATATTTTACTATCGTACATGTATAAAAGTGTACGAGAACCAAGCAAACGCAGAGCGTAAAGGACTTTAGTATATAAGCAAATGCTTATAAATATAAAAAGAAAGTGAGGTAACGAAAAATGGACGAAATCAAATTAGGCGAGCTGGTAGGTGGCGCAGTACAAGAAAAATTCCAACAATCATTTGCGAAAGTGATGGAAAACTTACTCGACGTAAACACATCATTTAAGGCGAAAAGAGCAATCAATATCAAGCTGACATTTGATGTAAACGAGACAAGAGACGACGCCAAAGTACACATTGACGTAACCGAAAAATTAGCACCACAGGCGGGCATAGAAACAGGGCTTGCGATTGGGCGCAATTTGAGGACAGGAAAGGTTGAGTGTGAAGAGTACGGAAAGTACATCAAAGGGCAAATGCAGCTTAACGCCAACGCTGTAACCGTAGACGGGCAGACCGTGGACACAGAGACAGGAGAAGTGTTGGAAAAAGACAACGTAGTAGACCTTAGAAAAAAGGCATAAAGAAAGAGAGGTAATAACATGATTCAAAAAGCATTAGAGTACATTGTGGGCTTGAAAGAGCCAAAGGTACAGGAGATTAACGGCGAAACATACAGCGACAAGCACTTGAATCGTATTTGCTACAACCCAAAAGCAGAGGCTATACACCTTACAACGCTATCCAGCCTTGTAGAGTATATTAAGTCTGGCGTTGACACCATGAAAGGCAAAATGTTTGTGCATGTGGTAAGCCCTACACAGGTAAATTTGTATTCACAGTTAGACGACGAAAGGGGCAGAGAGTATGTGGCTACTGTAGCGGCTAAAGTGCCTAGTTTTGATTTTGACAAGTTTCTTGACCGTGAAAAATTCAACATTGCGTTACAAAGCAAATTTATCGAAAATCCAGACAGAGCTTTACTTTTGCAGTTTGCGGGTACGGTGGAAAGTGGCAGCGTGACAGAGTACAGCGACGACGGGGTAACACAGAAAGCTACTGTAAAGACAGGCATAGCCAACAAACAAGACGCAATCGTGCCGAACCCTGTAACGCTAATGCCGTATCGCACCTTTATCGAGGTAGAGCAACCAGAAAGCACTTTTGTTTTCCGCATGGAAGAGGACAAGTACAGCGGCGGTGTGAATTGCGGTATTTTCGAGGCTGACGGCGGCGCATGGGAAAACGAGGCAATGCAGAACATTAAGGCGTACTTAATGCGTGAGCTTGACGGCATGGCAGACTACACAGTTATTTCTTAATTGCAGTTTTGGTGGCGTGCCTATGACTGGTGCGCTGCCAGCCCTACGGGGCAAGAAATGGGCTTTAGCATGAAAGAAATTAAATTGCTTATCGACGGGAAAATAAGAGAGGAAAGCGAGGTAGAAAAATGAAATGTAAACAATGCGGCAGCAAAAATGTAACGGTAAAAATGGAGCGGGAAACGACAGGGGCAGTAGTTAAAAAGGTTAGTTTGCTACGGAAGTTAGGCAGACTGACGCTTATTATGCTGACGTGTGGCTTTTGGCTGCTTGTACCAAAGAAAAAAGAGACGCACAAAAACACATACAGAACTTACAAAAAATGTACGTGCCGAGAGTGCGGGGCTGTGTGGAATAAGTAGGAGAGTAAACAATGGAAGAAACAAAAAAGACTGCTGCCTTTACCATACACGGGCGGCTGGACGCACTAAACGACTATACGAAAGCATGCAGAGGAAATAAATACGCTGGCGCAAGAATGAAAAAGCGTAATGAGCTTATAGTGACTGATAGCGTGCATTGCTGTAGCAGCATGCGAGGCGTGAGCTTTAGCGGAAAGGTGCATATAACGTATAGGTGGTACGAGCAGAATAAGCGGCGTGATCTTGATAACATAGCTTTTGCTAAGAAGTTTATACAGGACGCACTAGTAAGCTGCGGTGTGCTGGCTGGCGACAGCTGGCAGTACATAGAAAGTTTTAGTGACGAGTTTTATAAAGATAAGGACAATCCAAGAATAGAAGTAGAGATAAGCGAGGTGTAACTATGGACGAAACAGCAAGGGAAGAAATAGAAACTATTTTAGCGCTTTTACGTGGCTGCCTTATTAAGAACGGCGTAAGCATGGGTGTAGAGTTTGAGAAAAAAGAAATTTTGTTTTTTGACACAGCAACATACTTAAAAGAAAAGCGTATTAGCGGATTTTCTATAAATACAGATGATTTAGTAAAGTGAGGCGTAAAGATGGAAGAGCAAGAGTACAAAGAGCTTACAGCTGTGTTAAAAGCCAGTGGCATACCTTTAGGCATGCGAAAGAAACTACAAAATCTTTTAGATACAGAGTTTCTAAAAGACGAAAAACACATGGTAGGCGTTAAAGAGTGCGTGTACTGCGGTGGAAACACCTTAGTAATTAACAGCAGAACGGACGAACAAGGACACGTAGTTAGAGTAAGAGCTTGTCAAGAGTGCAAGCGGCAGTATAAGACAGTAAAAGTATTAGCACCTATAGAAAGCGAGGGCTAACGGTGGAAAAAGACAGACTTATAGAAAAGCTGCAAAACTACAACTACTATATAGCGAGGCTGGAAGAGGTACAAGAGCGAATAGAGAGCATATGCACCAAACTTACAGCAACTTACGGAAACCTTGCTGGGGGCAGCAGCAACACGTTTAAAAGCAAGGTAGAGGATGAGGGCAACAAAAAACACGATCTTAAAGCAAGAGCAGAAAGCTACAAAAAAAGAATAGCGGGCATTGAAAAGCTGATAGATCACAGCGGGCTTACTGAAAGAGAAAAAGAGCTTATGTGGTGGATTGCCAAAAACGGGAAAATATCTGTATACGCCAGCATTAACCAAGTAGGCAAGTGGAATCTGTACAAGATACGGGACAGGGCAGTAGAAAAGATCATAGCTGCACACTATACCACAAAAGGCAAGAAATAGTTACAAATTTTTGACTTATAACACGTTTTGTGTTATAATAAGGGTATCCTCCCAAATATATATAATCATAACTAACAGGCGTATACCTTAACTGGTATGCGCCTAAAAACTTCAAAAAGGGGAGAAAGAATGAAACGAACGACAGCAACGAGGCTGGACAGATTAAAAAGCAACAAGATACCAAAGGCAGTTATAGGAGTATTAGACGGCTTGTGCGAGATCGGTTACATGAGCAGCAGAGAAAAGCGGGACATGGTATACAGGGTAGACGCTGGAGACATGACAGTCTATGCAGAAGTAAGAGAGCTGCTGCTTAAAATGGCTGACGATCTCAAAAAAATAAACAGATAAGTATAAAAATATTAAGTAGGTGGTGTATATGGCGAAAAGAAAAGGCGGCAGACCGAGCAAGTACGAGGCAGAGATCAAAGACAAGCTGCCAGCGGTACAAGGCTGGGCTATGCAAGGGCTTAATAATGAGCAGATAGCACATAACTTAGGCATTAACGTAGCGACGCTGTACAAGTACAAAGCACAGCACAGCGAGTTTAACGAGGCATTAAAAAAGGGGCGAGAGGTAGCAGACTTTGAAGTGGTAAACGCTATGCACGAAAGCGCAACGGGCTATTGGCGCACAGAGCAAGTGGTAAGCCAAAAGAAAACAGTAGGCTACAACGAAGAGGGCAAGCGTGTAGAGGTCACAGAGCCTTGCATAGTCGAGGTAAAAAAGTGGTATGCGCCTAACGTAACAGCACAGATATATTGGACTAAAAACCGCATGCCTAAAGATTGGAGCGACAAGCGAGAAGTGGGCGCAGAGATCGACGGCGACGGCAGCATAACATTTAACATTATGCCAGCTAGTACAAGACCGCCAGAGGAAAGCGAGGAATAGCATGTATACAGAGAAAGACAACAAAACAGTAAGCGTACTGGGTACAGAGTATGCTATTAAGTTTGTCCCAGAAAAAGAAATGAATGTGGGCGCGGATGGAACTACGGACAAAAGCATTAAAGAAATTACAGTAGGCATATTTGAACCAGACGAGGACGCAGTAAAAGATTTGTTTGAATATCAAAAAAAAGTACTAAAACATGAGCTTATACATGCGCTGCTATTTGAGAGCGGGCTTGCAGAGTGCAGCGGCAGCGTAAAAAGCTGGGCGACTAATGAGGAAATGGTAGATTTTTTTGCATACCAGCATGACAAACTACATTCAATTTTCGAGAAAGCGGGGGCTTTGTAATGAGTTTTATTATTAGCGCAGTAATCGGCTGCTGCCTTTTGTCAATATACAGCTTATGCGCAGCAGCGGGAAGAGCAGACAGGCAGTTAGAAGAGTACGAGGCAGCAGACAGAGGCGAGGCAGACGAGGTGTAGGCATGGTAAAGATATTAGAAGTATTAGAGATTGACGGCAAAAGTATGTACCGCTAGAGGACTACCAGCAGTTATTAGGCGAGTACGAAAAGACACAGCCGACATGCAGCAATGCGGAGATCATAGCGGCAGCTGGAGAGGATGAAGTATACAACGAGTAAGGCGGTGGCAGCATGGCAGAGCAAACTTTATACGTGAACGACGCATACATGCCATACTTAGAGGCTGCACAGTATACGCAGATTTTTTTCGGTGGCAGCAGTAGCGGGAAATCTTTCTTTCTTGCGCAGCGTACCGTCATGGATAACATGAATGGCTACAACTATTTAGTGTGCCGCAATGTGGGCAATACGCTTAAGAAATCTGTTTTTAACGAGGTATGGAAAGCCATTTGTAACATGCAGCTTGCTATGTTCTATGACCGTAACAAAACAGAAATAACGATAACGAACCGTCGAAATAATAAACAGATACTGTTTGCTGGGCTTGACGACGTAGAAAAGCTAAAGTCTATAACGCCAGTAAACGGCGTGCTGGAGCGTATATGGATAGAAGAGGCTACCGAGGTAAAGCGTGAGGCATACTTGCAGCTTAAAAAGCGTTTGCGTGGATATACAGACAAGCACAAGGGCATTATCATTAGCTTTAACCCTGTGCTAAAAAGCCATTGGATATACAAAGAGTTTTTCGCTGGCTGCTGGGACGAGGAAAAGAACGTATACAGCGACGAAAGAAAGCTGATCGTAAAAACCACGTACAAGGACAACAAGTTTCTTACGCCAGACGATATATACGAGCTGGAGCATGAAGAGGACGAGTATTTCTACAACGTCTACACGCTTGGAAACTGGGGCATTTTAGGAAACGTTATCTTTAAAAACTGGACGACGGCAGACCTTAGCGACAAGATCGCTGCCTTTGACAATATACATAATGGGCTTGATTTTGGATTTACTAACCCTAACGCCCTTGTACGCTGCCACGTATCAGAAAAGAGCAAGACTATATACGTGTTTAAGACCAGCGGCAAGAGGGGGCAGACCTATGACAGCTTGGTAAATGACTTAAAGGGCATTATTAACAGCGAGGTAGTGACATGCGATAACGAGGACAGCCGAGGTATATATATGTTACGGCAAGGCGGCATACGAGCAGTACCAGCTAAAAAGGGCGCAGACAGCGTACTAAACGGCATTATATGGCTACAAGGCTACAAGATCGTCATAGACATAAGCTGCCAAGACTTTATAAACGAGATACAGCAGTACCACTGGCAAGCGGACAAGGACGGAAACGTGATAGAAAAGCCCGTTAAAAAGAACGACCATTTTATGGACGCTTTACGCTATGCCGTAGAGGCGCTTATAATTCAGACACCAGCAAAGGCGAGAGGGCGCTTATAGTGCAGCTTGCACAAAGAGGGGCGGTATCTGCCCTGTGGGTAGTTTAGTAATATTGCACAAAATACACCTTGCATTTTTGGCTATTATGTCAATATACATATACTACATTTTGTGGTATTGTATATACATACCAAACAGAAACACACAGAAAGGCAAGGTGGCAAATATGAGTAGTTACAGTGAGTATATGAAAGACAGAAAAGACAAAGACTTAGCTTTTTTCTTTGGAGAGGTAAAGAAAAAGAGCAACAAGTACTTTGAGTACAATTCAATCATTGATGACGACAATATTATTATCATTACAAACAATATCAAAGTGTTAAAAGGCAGCTATGTAATGCTTGTCGATAATAACAAGGGTGTATATCTTAAGGATTGGCAAGTAAGACCAGTACACAATTTCTATAACGGTATGAGCGCATACGCTGTAAAGCTGAATAGAAAGTATTTTAAGCCGTATACGTTTAAATTTAACTTTGACGATATGGCATTTACACAAGAAGATACATTTGATAGCTTAAAGGAATGTGCAGCAACGCAGACAGGAGCTATAGCATTAGGGAAATAACAGGCAGCTGGGCTAACGGCGGGACGGGCAGAAAGAGAGGCATAACATGAACGAAATTTTTACCAGAATCACAGAAAAGACAGCATACGGAGCATTAGACAGGGCGCTAGCCGATTTGGACGTATTAACAAATGGACAGGCAGCAAAGGCTATAGAATGTGTAGCCGAGATCAACGAGCTAAAAGCCATTTGTGAAAGCATTGAGGAAGAAAAGAAAATGCGTGAGACACGGACAATGGCAGAAGAGGCAGCAGCAAGAGGATAACAAGTAAATAACAAAGCAAATAAAGCACTTGCTGCGGCGGGTGCTTTTTAATTTAGTCAAAGATTAGTCAAAGATTAGTCAAAGAAAGGAGCGGAAAATGCGGACAGAAAACTTGTATTTGCTATTCAGACAGGAACTAGAAAAGATCATGGTAAAAGACATTTTAAACTTATCAACCGTAGAGGAAATAAAGAGTGGCGGCAATGTGGTAGGCTTTTTGCTGCTACAAAATAAATACATAGACGGCTTGTACGTGCTGCCAGAGTACAGGCGGCAAGGGTTAGGGCGTAAAGCTGTAATGGACTATATCAAAAAGCACGGCATGCCAAAGACGCTGCAAATACTCAAAAAGAACAAAGTAGCAATGGCTTTTTGGCACGGCATATTTGATTTAAGATTGATAGACAGTAGCCCTATAGACTGGCTGTATCATATAGACGGATTGAAAGACGTAGAAAGCGAGGCATGATATGGCTTGTATGCACACTAACACGGTAAAGATTGGCGAGGCTAAAAGCTGCTTAGACTGTGGCTACACAATAGCACCGAACCGCCCGCCTTTTTTTGATAAAGAAATAGTAAATTATAGCAGTAAGAAAGAGAGGAAAAGACATGTTAAAAAAGCAAGATGAATACCCAGACTACAGCGGGTATATTGCAGCAATCAAAGAGAGCGGCATAACAGATATGCTTGTAAATAGAATCATAGACAAGCACAGGGGGAATGCCAGATACACAGAGGGGCTGTATAACCGCTATAAGACCAGAGAGGACGCCGTGCCTATCTTTAGTCGTGAGCCACGATTTAAGCATGAGGACGAGGATATACAGGAGCTTAACAACAAAGTCAATAACGACTTTTTTAGTGAGATAGCAGACATAGCAGTAGGCTACTTTGCTGGAAATGCTGCTGCCTATAAGTATTCCGATACAAGCGACGAGGAAAGCGACACAGCAAAGGACGTCGCCAAAAAGGCGCTTAATGACTTTACGACTAGAAACAATATGTACGACGTGAATATGGAGACCACCAAGTATGCTACGATCTGCGGCTATGCTGGGCGGCTTTTCTATATCGACACAGACGGTAACGAGCGTGTAATGCCAGTGCCGCCATATGAGACGATCATATTGTATGAAAATGAAATGACAGAGCCTTTTGCGGCGATCAGATACTATAAGACTATCGACGTAAACGACGCCGAGAGCTACAAGGCAGAATACTACGACGCAGACAGTATACGCTACTATGAGGGGCAGCTGGGCGGCTTGGAATTTAAGCGGGAAGAGACACACTTATTTGACTACTGCCCGCTACAGGGAATACCACGAAACAGGGAGCTGCTGGGGGACGCTGTAAAGGTGCTGGCAGAGATCGACGACTACGACAAAACTATAAGCGACAACAGCAACGATATTGAGGACAACACCAACGCCCATATGGTATTTAAGAACGTGATTATTTCTGATGAAGAAATGGCAAAGGCAAGAAAGAGCGGTTCTTTTTCATATGACGGCATGGACAACAGCGACGTGTACTATTTGGTAAAGAACGTAAACGACGCATTCAACAGTAACCACCTTAACAGGCTGGAAGATAACATTTACCGCTTTAGTAAAACGCCTAACCTTAACAGCGAGGAATTTGGTACTTCTAGCGGCATTGCCTTAAAGTTTAAGATCACAGGGCTAGAGAGCAAGTGCGGCGCATTTGAGGCAAAAATGGTAAGCGCAGACAAGTACATGTTTAAGCTGTTAGGCAGCAGCTTTGTCAAGAAACGCATACCATTTGACTACTTGCAGTGTTATGTGGTTTACAAGCGCAACTTCCCTATGGATTTGATAAGCGAGGCGCAGACAGCTAAAGAGCTTAAAGCTGCTGGTTTCCCAGATCGCATTGTATTTGAAAACATGAGCTTTGTTGACGACGTGGACTATATAGAGGATTTGATAGAACAGGAAAAGGAAAAGGCAGTAGTGCCAAGCCTATTAACAGAGCTGCCAGAGGACGCAGAGGACGACGAGCAGCAAGAGGAAGAACCAGAGGACAAAACAAAACCACAAAATGTAGAATAATCTTACAATTATTTGACAATGCGGCACAAAATGTGGTATAATAACACGTGTGTTATGGTAATTTTACTCCATGTGACACCTTTTTTCTGTTTTTGGCACTTATCATGGCTTATAGCGGCTGTGGTAGGTGCTTTTTTGTGAGGTGCAATATGACGACGTTAGAAAAGTATTTATATCAGCTGCGGCGTATTGAGGAACACCGAGAGGCAGCAGCAGAAAAAGAGATAAGAAAGCAGTATAAAAAGCTGCTTAAAGAGCTACAAGCGTATCTGGCTGACATATACGTGACATACAGCGAGGACGACATGCTGACTTATGGCAGTTTGGCACAGGCTGGCATGGACGCACGCTTTCTTGAAGAGGTAGAGCAGAGAGTAAGCGGAGTAACGGGAAACGTGGCAAGAGAGATTAACACCACGGTAAACATGACATACGAGGCATGCTATGACGGTATGGTGCATGCTGTGACAAAGGCAGCAGATAACAGGCAGCAGCTTATAGAGGCGTTTAAAAACGTTAGTGCTGTGACGCCAGACGTGCTAAAGCGTGCGGTACAGAACCCAGTAAGCGGCTTAACGCTTAATGATACGCTAGAAAAGCACAGGAAAGATATTGTATATGACATCAAAAGAAATATCGGCGTAGGGCTTGCCAACGGCGATAGGTTTACAAGCATGTCTAAGCGCATTTCAGAGAGTTTAGACGGCGACTATTCAAAGAGCGTACGTATTGTACGAACAGAGGCGCACAGAGTACGAGAAAGCGGCTTTAACGACGCTGCTACAGCTTTAAACGATACGCTTAAACAAGGCAATAGCGGTATGGTTATGGCTAAGACTTGGCGCACAATGCAAGACAGCCGAGTAAGACCGTCAAAGCAAAAGCGAGCAAAATATAACCACATCAAAATGGACGGCGTAACGATACCGCAAGACGAGCTTTTCGAGCTGCCGAGCGGGGCGACATGCAAAGCGCCGAGCCAAACGGGAGTAGCGGGCGAGGACATAAATTGCCGCTGCTATCTTTCGTATGATCTAATACCAGCAAGTCAGCTTACGAATGTAAAGAACGGCACAAAAAACGTTGGAAGAGGCGGCGCAGACAGAGCAAAGCGAATCGTTTAACAGAATTAAAAAGATGGCAGCAGTAGACAACGTAGAGTACAGAGAAGTACAGCCGTTAAAAGAAAAATTGAAAGAAACCGAGATCATAGAAAGAGTAGGTGGTGGAGACATGACAAATGGTTCTTGTTCTTCCCTTGCTTTTGCATATGTCGGTAACAAAGGCGGCTTAGACGTTTTAGACTTTAGGGGCGGCAGTAGTCAATACCTTTTCTCCAGCAACCTTACAATAGCAGAAATTGCACAATTAAACGGAGTTAAAGGTATAGTTTCAAAAGAATATGACGCTATAAAAGACGCAACACGGCTATTGAATGAAATGGAAAACGACAAGGAATACTATTTAGCAGTAGGCGCACATGCAGCCATTGTAAAAAGAGATAGTGATGGCTTAAAGTATTTAGAATTGCAATCCGCTATAAAAAATGGATTTGAATTGTTTGGAAAAAACACGTTGAGAAATAGATTTGGCGCTAAAAAATCAAGTACAATACGAGGCACGAAACTAAAACAAACAACTGTTTTAATAGATACAGACACGTTGTGCGAAAGCGCAGAGTTTAGAGAATTGTTAGGATATATCAACACCGCAGAAACAACACAGAAAAAGGGGGTAAAAGGCTTTGCTAAGTGATTTTTACAAAAAAAACGAAAGCAATAAGATATGGTGGGTTGATGATCTGGACAGAGTAGGTAGTTTTTTGTTTAGCTTTGACAAAAAGACTATCTTTAATTTATTTGCTGACTATCCGCACAAGTTAAGTGCGGAGCAAAAAGAAATATTTGATACTGAAAATCCAGAGTGGAAAGAGTTTTTTAAAGACAGACAGTAAAATTAGGGCAAGCAATGCGGATATCATACAGCCGCAGCACTGCCCTTTTTATATGCAAAAAAGAAAGCGAGGTAAGCAATAATGGAATTAAAAGACACAGTACAAATGATGAATAGCACAGACTACAAAGAAAGATTTAAGGCAGAGTACCAGCAAGTAGTAATACGCTACAAGAAATTAAAAGATATGCTGGAAAAATGGGACAAAGGAGAATTAACCTTTAACCCTACATGCCCTAGAAGTACATATAACATGCAGATTAAAGCCATGACAGATTATATTGCAGTATTAGAGGCAAGGGCTGTAATGGAAAATGTAGAATTATAAAAAACTAGCAGCTTACAATGGTAGGCTGCTTTTAATATGGCGGTAAACGGTTAAAGTGGGTTCGATTCCCGCAACCGCCCTTAGTGGGCTTGTATATAGCAACTCTATTAAGTGGGGCTGTGTGTAAGCACTCAATGTAACACGTGGGGCATGCAAGGCGTGCAACTCAAAAGAAAGGTAGGAAAGAGACCATGACACTTGAAGAATTAAAAGCGCTGCTAGAGAGCGGGGCAATCACAGAGGAACAGTTTAAGGCTATGTGCAAACAGCTTGGTTTTGAAGAACCAGAGACAGAGCAAAAAAAAGACCCAGAACCAGAACCAGACGACGCAGAAAAGCTGCTGGAAAAGAAAGTACAGCAAGCCGTAGACCGAGCCACAAACAAGCTTGGTAACGACAACAAAAAGCTGCGGGAAGAGCTGGAAAAGCTGCGCAAGGAAAAGCTGACGGCGGCAGAGCTTAAAGAGCTAGAGGACGCCGAGAAAGAAAAAGACCTTGCAGAGCGTGAGGCGGCACTAAAGGCAGCAGAAAACAAAATGTATGCTGTGGCAGCAATTAAAAAAGCTGGACTGGACGACGGCAGCGAGACGGCACTTGACATTTTAAGCCTTGTAGGTGGCGAGAATGAGGAAACCATTGACGCCAATATCAAGGCACTTAAGGCGCTTGTAGACAAGCTGGTAAAAGCAGAGGTAGACAAGACCTTTAAGGGCAAAGGACGCAACCCAGAAAAGGGCAGCGGTGGCGGTGCAGATGATAACCCGTATATTGCTGGTGCTACTTTTAATTTGACAAAGCAAATGGAGCTAGAGGCTACAAACCCAGAGCTTGCTAAACAGTTAAAGGCAGCAGCTGGTTTGTAAGAATATAAGAAAAGGAGAAATGACAAATGGCAATTACAAGCATTGCAAACATGCAGATTGTACCTAACAAATTTGCAGATTACACAATTCAGCGTACCACTGAAAAGTCTATGCTGGTAAAAAGCGGGGTAGCAGTAAGCAACCCTACAGTATCGCAGCTTATTAACGGTGTACCAAAAGGCGGTAACATGATCGTTATGCCACATTACAAGCCATTAGAGGGCGAGGACGAAGTATTTGGCGAGTACACAATGGACGCTGGCGACATTGCAACAGGAAACGAGACAGCAACTATTTTGGTAAGACAGAAAGCATGGGGAGACACAGACTTATCTAAATGCTTTGGCGGTTCAGACCCTATGGCTGCTATCGGAAACCTTACAGCTGACTGGTGGACGATCAGAGAACAGGCTATCATGCTTAATGCGCTTAAAGGTGTATTTGGTGGCGCATTAACAGGACACATTTTAGACGTATCTGGAGAAAGCACAGATAACTATATCGACGTAGACACCACTTTAGGGGCTAAAAACCTTATGGGCGACGCTTACGACAAGTTAGGTATGGTATTTATGCACTCTGCGACATACACCCAGTTACAGAGCCAGCAGCAGATCACTACACAGTATGACAGTGATCTTAAAATCGAGATCGACTTTTACTTAGGATATCAAGTAGTAGTAGACGACAGCATGCCAGTTACAGGCGGCGTGTTTGACACCTATTTCTTAGGAAAAGGCGCTTTCAGTCGTGACGACGGAATGTTACAGGGATTGGTAGGCTACGAGACAGATAGAGATAAACTTAGTTCTACTAACTATCTCATCAACAGACGCTGCCTTATCATGCACCCTAACGGCTTGTCATTCAATACAGGCGCAAATTTTGGCACACAGGCAGACGGAAAGCAGCGTAAGTATGCAAGAAACGTAGACCTTGCAGCTGCTGAAAACTGGAGCTTGGCAGTAGATCATAAAAACGTACCTATGGTTTGCTTACGTCACAAACTTAAAGACGGCAGCAAGTTTACACCAGCGGGCGGCTATCTTAAGAGCTTGACAGTAGCAAGCACAGCGTCTGGTACAACGTCTGGAAAGACAGCTATTGCTATTACAGAGGCTAAACAGTCAAGCGACAACACTTATGTATATAAGACAGCTAAAGCAGTAACCACACCGCTGTACGGCGAGGTATGCAACGCAGACAACGGCTATACGGCATGGGACGGTTCGGCAGAGATCGCAGCAACTACTAACAACCAGATTGTTATTGTTGAAGTTGACAAAGCGGGCAAAGCTGTAGCAACAGGAACAGCAAAAGTAACCAGCAAAGCATAAGGGGGGCTAGCTATGAGCGCAACCTTTTTTAACTTAAGGCGCAGACAGGCAGCCATGAGAGCGGCGGCAGAAAAAGCGGCAGCAGAAAAGGCAGCAGAGGCGGCAAAAGCAGCAGAGCCAAAGGCAGCAGCTAAGCCAGCCTCTAAGCCTAAAGCGCCTAAAAAATCCTCTAAATAAGGGGGCATTATATGACAGTACAGGAGCTAGAACAGCTTAGCTTGCCTATAGAGGCAGACGACGCTACATGCTTATACATTGAGGCGGCTATTGATTGGATAAACGACAATACAACGCTTGTTATCGACAAAGACGACCTTGTGGAAAGCGTGGCAGCACTGCCAGCGGGGGCTAGGCTATTCCTGTGCCGTTACTGCGAGGTTATGAGCGCAGACGGCACAGTAGCGAGCGAGAGCATAGGCGGTATGTCACAGAGCTTTAACACAGCTACAAAAACTAACCTTTTGTACCAGCTAGCAAAAGAGCTTATAGGCAAATACCTTAAAGGGCAAGTACACAGCGTGCCTAACGTGAGTAAGTGGGTGTAGCCTATGAGTGTTAAGTGGACGACGAAAAAAAACCAGTTTCCGAAAATGGAAACCAACGTAAAAAACTTAAACGGCAAAAAAGTAAGCGTGGGCGTACTTAGTGGCGGCGAGCAGTCATGGCTTGCCTCTATACATGAGTACGGGTGCAAGATTAAAGTAACTGACAAAATGCGTAAGTATTTAGCGGCTACTGGCTTGCACCTAAAGGCTACGACTAACTATATCGTTATCCCAGAAAGAGCGTTTCTAAGAAATGGCTTTGACGAGGGAAAAGACGACGTGCTGGACAAGGCAGAGCAGCTTATAGGGGACGTTGTAGGCGGCACAATGACACCAGACCAAATGTGCGAGTTTGTAGGCTTGCTGCTAAGCGGCAAGATAAAGGACTACGCAAGGGACTTAAACAGCCCGCCTAACCACCCTTACACAGCAGAGCAAAAGGGCAGCAGTAACCCGCTTATAGATACTGGGGAAATGATCGGAGCGATCACATACAAGGTGGAATGATTTATGCAATTATACAAATTTAAGCGACTTATTAAAAAGTATAGTGTGGCGTGCCAGCTGGTAGAGTTTGCAGCGGGAAAATGGAGTGCTGGCGAGTATGTAGAGGGAAAGCAGACCACTACAGACATAAGCGGCGCTATCGTGCCAATAACCGAAAAGCGAATACAGAACAGCGGGGGCTTTTATAAGCAAGGGGATTGTGAATTTATCACGACCCAGCCTATAGAAGTTGGTAGCCGTACTTACTTAGTCAATAAGGGCAAAAAGTATAAGCTACAGGACACCACCGACTACAGCGACTATGCGGACTTTAACACATATATAGCAAGGGGGGTAAGTGCATTTGATACAGATAACGACAATACGCCGACAAATGCTTAGTATGCTAGAAGAGTATACAGGCTGTGTGTGCGTGCCGAGCAACACCACGCAGAAAATGCCAAAATACCCGTACATAAGCTATAGCGTGATTAACACCGAGGTACAGAAAGGCACATATGCAGCGGTAACGATTGAAAGGGACGGGAAACAAATACCCGTACAATTTAAGCCTATGCTGCAAAAGTGGAGCTTGACGGTACAGAGTGACGACGACGCAGAGGCGCTGGAAAAAGCCATGCTTATTAGCGACTTTTTCGCAGAGGCAAAGAGGCAAGAGCTGGCAGATCAAGACATAGTGGTAGCAGACATAGGGGCTATAACGCCCCGTGATAACCTTTTGACGATAGAGTACGAGTATCGCAAAGGGTTAGACGTTACGCTGCGCCACAATAACGTCATTGAGCGCAGCTTTGACGAAACTATTGGAGACGTAACGCTTACAAGCAATGTAGGCGAAATAAAACTGTAAAGGAGTAGGACAATGGCAGATACTTACACAGCGGTAAAGGATATTACCGTAAATATCACAATGCAGAGTGCAGCGGGCAGCGTAGGCTTAGGCAATCCGTTAGTTATTGCGGGTATGGCGTCTGAAAAGGTGGCATACAAAGAGTGTAACAGCCTTGCAGCTGTAGTAGAGGCTGGATTTGCAGCAGAAACAGAGGTATACAAGGCATGTGCTGTACTTTTCGGACAGTCAAGCAAGCCCAAAACAGTAGCTGTATGCGCTACAGATGGCAAGATTGCAGCATGGCTGGCAGCAAATGCAGACAAAGATTTCCGTCAGATCATCCCTGTACTTGGTACAGAAGATAGCACACTGGCAGAGCTTGTAACGGCTGTAAATGCCTTGGAAAACAAAATGCTTTTCTTAACGGTATCACAGACAAGCGAGCTGCCGAACACACAGAGCGAGCGTGTTGTAGCAGTCGTTTATGGCGGTTCAAGCGCATATCCAAACGCAGCCGTAGTAGGAGAGAGTGCGGGACGTGACGCTGGTTCGTTCACGTACAAAAACCTTGTGCTGCAAAGCGTAGAGCCAGAGGACTTAACACCAGCAGAGGTAGAGGCAATTCATACAGCGGGCGCTATGTGTATTATTAAAAAAGCTGGGGACATTGTTACCAGTGAGGGCAAGACCACAGACGGCGAGTATATTGACGTAGTGGACAGCAAAGACTACATTATTAACAATATCGTATATCAAGGGCAGAAACTGCTTAACAGCAGCGCTAAATTGTCGTTTGACAACGTGGGTATTTCCCAGTTAGAAAATGTAGTTACTGGCGTGCTTGCTGACGCTTACAACCTTGGCATTATTGCTACGAACGAGGACGGCACACCAGCTTACAGCACTAGCTTTGCCACAAGAACAGATACTAGCGCAAGCGACAGAGCAGCCCGTACTTACAAAGGCGGTAACTTTACTTTCGATCTGGCTGGAGCAATCCACAATGCTACTATTAACGGCACTATTGCAATTTAAGGAAAGGAGCTTTAAACAATGTCAAATATCACACGATACAATGCTAAAGACTGTGTTATCACGGTAGGCGGCGTGTACATCACGGGCTTAGGCGAGGACATGGTAAGCGGCGAAAAAGACGAGGACAACGTAAGCGCTGTAGTAGGCGCACAGGGGGACGTGGTAGTAAACGAGGTAAACAACGACCTTGGGACAGTAACAATTACTGTACAGGGTACAAGCCCACAGCTGCCATATCTTAAGAAACTGGCAAAAACTAAAGAAATTGTACCCGTATGGGTAAATAATAAGTCTATCGGCGAAAAGTTCGGCGGTTCAAAGGCAATGGTTAAAAAGACACCTAACCTTGAAGAGGGCGCAGAGCTTGCAGATCGTGAAGTCGAATTTCAAGTTTTCGATTATACGGCAGAGTAAACCGATCAGGAACAAACACGGGGCAGCTGTAATGGCTGCCCTTTATTATTATCAGAATAGGAGAGAAAAGACATGGATAAAAAGAAATTTTACACGGTTAAAAAAGAAATTGAGGGCAAAGAGTACGTGGCACAGTTTAACGGCTTATCATGCGCTTTACGTGCAGTAGATCAGAGTTATATTGAGGGAACGCAGAATACAAGTATTGAGGCGCTGGCTAAATATATCTTTGATAATGTCATTGTAGAGCCACAGGGGCTTACTATTGACGACTTTGACAGCATGGAAGAATTTAATGCCGTAGTAACCTTTGGACGTGAGGTTATGCAAGGCAATTTTCGTGAAAAGGCTGACACCGAGGGAGCTAAAAAATAGAGCGACCAAAAACTGGGCTATGTGGCGTCTGGTGCTGGACGGGAAACTGGACTATAACACAGTCTTCCACCAAATGCTGCCAAGTGAGATCGACGAGGCAAACGCAGCACTAGACCTTTACATAGCAGCCATGAAAAAAAAGCAAAAGTAACCCTTTAAGATAGGGGGTAAGACATTGGCTACAATTAGAGAGGACGTTGTAAGCATTAGCTTTGACGTTGAAAACAACCCTTTTGCAGAGCTAACGGCAGAGATCGACAAAATGAAAACTGCCGTTACTGGTGGCGTGGACGACGGGACGCAGAGCCTTAAAGAAATGGCGCAAGACGCAGCAAAGGCAGCGGACGGCGTGGGCGATCTGGCAGACGAGGCTAAAAAGCTGGGAGAAACAAATACAGACGGACTGGCAAAGGACGTTGACAAAACAAAAGAGACAGCAGAAAAGGCACAAAAAGGCTTTAAGCAAATGCTTAAAAGCGTAAAAGACCTTGCGAAAGCAAAGGTAAGCGGCGAGCTGGATAAGCTAAAAAGTATACCACAAAAAGCAAAAGGACAGTTTGACAAGCTAAAAAGCAGCGTCGAAAAGATCAAGAGTATAAAGCTAAGCGACATAGGAAAAGGGCTAGACAAGGCACTTGGCAAAGGAATAGAGGCGAGCGGCAAGCTGGTAAAAGGGCTAGGCAAGGGCGTAGCTGCAAGCGGCAAGCTGGCTAAAGGATTGCTTAAGGCTGCTGGTGTAGGTTTTGGCAAGGTAGTAAAAGGGCTTGCGTCGGTAACGGCAGCAGCTGGAAAAGCCACGCTAGCGTTAGGCAAAGGCTTAGCAAAAGGGGCTGTAGCTGGAATAGGTGCAGCGAGTGTAGCTATAGGCGGGCTTGTCGCAAAGTCTGTAGCGTCATTTTCAGATTATGAACAGCTTGTAGGTGGTGTAGAAACGCTGCTGGGAGCAAAAGGCGCAAAGAATGTAAAAGAATATTCTAAGATCGTCGGCGAGTCTGTAGGAGACTGCAAAAACGAATTTAATTCATTGATGAAAAGCCAAAATACCGTTATGAAAAATGCAAACAACGCATACAAAACGGCTGGCTTGTCAGCTAATGACTACATGGAGACCGTAACGAGCTTTTCCGCAAGTTTGTTGCAAAGTGTAGGCGGCGACGCAAACAAAGCCGCTAAGCTGGCAGATACCGCAGTAACCGACATGGCAGACAACGCAAACAAAATGGGTACTGATATGGGTAGTATACAGGACGCATACCAAGGTTTTGCAAAACAAAACTATACCATGCTGGATAATTTAAAACTGGGTTACGGCGGTACAAAGGGAGAAATGCAGCGACTTGTTAAGGACGCCGCAAAGATTGACAAGAGCGTAAAAGCTAACAGCTTGTCCTATGGCAACATTGTAAAGGCTATTCATGCCGTGCAAGTAGAGACGGGCATATACGGTACTACTTCTAAAGAGGCGTCAGAGACTATACAAGGTTCGCTTGCAGCCATGAAAGCCTCTTGGCAGAATGTGCTTACAAGCCTTGTTACTGGCGGTAAGAGTTTCGACGTAAGCGTAGAGGCAATGGTGGAATCGGTTAAGACGTTTGCAAAAAATATCTTGCCAGCCATTAAAAGCGCTTTAAAAGGCGTGAGCAAACTTATAGCAGAGCTTGCGCCAATGATCGCAGCCGAGATACCTAAGCTAGTAACTACGTTGCTGCCTATTTTGGTAAAAGCGGCTACGTCTATGGTGCAAAGTCTTATAGACGCTATCCAAAGCAACGTTGGCAGTCTTTCAAAAGTGGCTTTGAAGATAGCTAGCACACTGGTTAAGTTTATATCACAAGCAGTACCACAGCTTGTAAATATAGCGGGACAGATCATAGCTAAGCTAGCACAGGGGCTTGCACAGAAACTACCAAGCCTTATAACTACGATCGTACAGGGTATACAGAGCTTGACAAGTAACCTAACAGCATTGATACCGCAGCTTATACAGGCTGGTTTACAGCTTATCAGTGGGCTGATACAAGGCTTGCTGCAAAACTTGCCACAGATTATACAGGCTGGCTTGCAGCTTATTTTTGCGTTTGTAAACGGGCTTATATCTGCATTGCCGCAGCTTGTGCAGCTTGGCATACAGCTTTTGCTAGGATTGATACAGGGGCTTATATCTGCATTGCCGCAGCTTATAAGCTATGCGCCAATCATTATACAAAATCTGGTAAACGGCATTACACAGGCGTTGCCTATGCTTATACAGGCGGCAATACAGCTTATACAAATGCTTATAACTGGCATTATCCAAAACTTGCCTTTACTGATACAAGCGGCGCTACAGATCATTAACAGCTTGGTACAGGGGCTTATAACGTGGCTGCCTATGATTATACAGGGAGCTTTGCAGCTTATACAGGCACTTGTACAAGGGCTTATCCAAAATTTACCTATGCTTATACAGGCGGCAATACAGCTTATTAACGGCATTGTAACTGGGCTTATACAGCAGCTGCCTTTGATAATTTCAATGGGTATACAGCTTGTTCTTAGTCTGGTACAGGGACTTATACAGCAGTTGCCTTTACTCGTACAAGCGGCTATACAGCTTATTATGGGTATCGTGCAAGGATTGCTACAAAATCTGCCTTTAATTATCCAATCGGCAATACAGATCATAATTGCATTGGTAGTAGGACTTATACAGGCAATCCCGCAGCTTATAGCAGCTATCCCGCAGATTATAGGGGCTATCATTGACGGCTTGTTTTCCGTCGATTGGATTCAAGTAGGAAAAGACCTTATAGGCGGCGTGTGGAATGGTATTAAGTCACTGTTTGGCGGTGGAGACGACAGCGGAAAGCAAGCAGCAAGTAGCGTGGCTAGCGGTATTAACGCCAATAGCTACATGGCTACTAATGCTGGTACTAACCTTGCTACAAGCACGACAAACAGCATGCAGCTAAACACTGGAGCTATTAGCGGCTATGGTTCTACTGGAGCTGGCAGCTTGGCTGGTGGTATTTCTGGTGCGACTGGAACAGCCACAAGCGCAGCAAGTGGACTTGCTAGCAGCACCACAAGCGGCATGCAGCTAAACAACGGAACACTTAGCGGCTATGGTTCGGCTGGAGTTAGCAACCTTGCGGGCGGTATTTCTGGAGCGTCTGGAACAGCCACGGGAGCAGCTAGCACAGTGGCAACAAGCACAGCTAACAGCATGCAAGTAAACGGCACGGCGGCACATGGTACAGACGCTGTAAGCGGACTGGCTAACGGTATTTCTGGTGCGACTGGAACAGCCACAAGCGCAGCAAATACGGTAGTTATCGACTTAAAAAGCACCTTTGAGAGTATCGACTTAAAGAGCGTTGGTATAAATGTTATGCAAGGTTTCGCAAACGGCATAAGCAGCATGGCTGGTTCTGTAATGTCGAAAGCAAAGAGCTTGGCTGGCAGCGCAGCTGGTGCGATCAAGAACGCTTTACAAATTCACAGCCCGTCTAAATTGACGTATGGCTTTGGAGAGTATACAGGCGAGGGCTTGGCGCTTGGTATGCAAGACATGAAAGACAAAGTTTCGAGCGCAGCGCAAGGACTTAGCGCAGACGTGTCTGCTAACGTAGACCCAGCAGTAAACAGCTACACGCCGAGCAATTCAAGCGTAAGCAATACCAGCAACAGTAATGTAACAAATAACTATAGCCCACAGTTTACGCTTAATATGAACGGGGCAAGCGCTACCGACAGTAACAAGCGTAAGGTTAAGAAGTGGGTTAAAGAGAGCATACAGGAAACTTTTGAAAGCATGGGACGCATTAACCCAGAGCTAAGCGAGGTGTAAGCTATGGGACTTATCAATAAGTTATATGTCTTTGTACAAGACGAGGACGTGCAGCGAGGCGTAGAAGTGAGCCAGCACCCAGTAGAAAATGGGCTGGATATCACAGACAACGTAAAGCGCAGCCCTGTAGTTATTAAGATTAAAGGGGAGATCGTCGGCAAAAAGGCGAAAGATACCCTTAAAAAAATCACAAAGCTACATCAAAAGGGGTCATACGTCAAGTACACAGGCAAAAACGTACTTAAAAAAGCTATTATCACTTCATTCAATACCAGCCACCCTAACACTATTTGGGGTGGCTGTAGCTTTGATATGGAGATCACAGAAATAAGGATAGCTAAAAGCCCTGTTAAGACCACGAAAAAGGGCAAAAAGACAAAAGGCGGCACAAAGCAAGTCAAGAAAAAGTCAAAGAAGAATACCAAAAACAGAATGTACAAAGTTAAAAAGGGCGATACCCTATGGAGCATAGCAAAGAGCTACTACGGGAGCGGCGCAAAGTATAGCAAAATCTACAACGCAAATAAAAAGGTTATTGGCAAAAACCCGCACAGCGTCAAGGCGGGTACTAAGCTAAAGATACCGAGTTAGGGGGTGGCAGTATGAGAGACGTTATAGAGATAGACAAGACGCTGCTACCTTATGCCTTTGACATTGAGCTTGCGGGCGAAAACTTTATCATTGAGGCGGCATATAACAAGGCAGCAGACCTTTTTACTGTATCATTAAGCACCAGCGAGGACGAAACGCTGGTATACAATGAACCGATCATATACGGGCAAGAGCTTTTCGCTGACGTGTACCAAAGCGGGTTATTCCCTAAAATATCTATCGTTCCATTGTGCGAGTCTGGGGAAGAAACCGAGGTAACCTACGATAACTTTGGCGTAACGGTATTTTTGACGATTGACGACGAGCCAGACGACGACGAAAGCGAGGCGGCAGAATGACAAGCACTGTAGTTATTAAAAACAAAAAGCATACTGGCGTATCACGCATGGCGAAGTCTATTAAGGACATAGCTGGCAAGATTGACACAAAACAGACGGGGCTTTTCGATCACAATGTTACTATATCGACTGGCAACGTGAGCATAAGCAATGATAGTCTGGACTGTGAGTTTGATATCCCTTTTGACGACGACACAGAGGCTAACGAGGCAGAGATCACAATTTACAACCTTACAAACAAAACAATTAACGCCATGAAACGAGGCGCAAAGATAACTGTAAAAGCTGGATATGGGAAAGATATGGGCGTTATTTTTAGCGGCTATATCTCACATAAAAAAACCGTGTGGGAAGATAACGACAAAGTGACGACCATTAACGCCTTAGACAGCAATAACAGGAAAGAGCGGGACATAAAAAGCAAGTCTTTTGGCAAAGGCACAAAAGCAAGCTATATCCTACGTAAGCTGGTAAATGATTTGGGCTTGCCTGTAGCTGTGTTTAAGATCAAAAGAAATCATGTGTACAAAGATAAAGTAACGGTAGACGGCGGCATAATGGAGAACATAAAGAAGTACGCCAAAATATGCGGCGTGTCTGCCTATATATGCAAGTCTAAAGTGTATGTCTGCCCGCTTAACTACAAGGAAAGCACCACGTTTAACCTATCTGCTGATACAGGACTGTTAAGTTTATCCGAGTTTGAAGAGGAAGAAAAGAACGAGGACTACAAAGACAAGACAAAAGGCTACGAGGTTAAAATGCTTTTGCAACACCAGATACAGACTGGCAGCACGATAAAGCTAAATACTAAAAACGTAAAAGGTACGTTTAGAGTAAGAGAGGGCAGCCATGAGTACGACGGCAGCAACTTTACAACTACGGTAAAAGCCGTAAAAGTTTAGGGGGTGCAATATGAGTAAACCTATTAACGCCATAGAGGGCATGATAAACAACGCACTCATGGTAACGCATACCGCCTTTTGCGGTAAAGTACTAAGCGTTAGCGGCAAAAATGCAAAGGTGCAGCCGCTTAACATGGTTAAGGCTATTGGCGGCAAGCCTAAAAAGCAAGCTGCTATTAGCGACGTGCCTATATTGGAGCATGTAAAGGACGTAAAAAAAGGCGATACAGTTTTTTGCATGTGCGCCGAGCGTGATATAACGGAGACGAAAAAAGGCAAGTTTGATTTGCCTGTACACGGGCGGCACATGCTTAGTAGCGCTGTGATCGTCGGCAAATTCTAAGGCGGTGGCGTATGAAAGCATTTAAACTGGATAGCAGCGGGGACGTTGTTATCAATGACAATAAAATAGAGTACGTAAGCGGCGTAGAGCTGGTGGCGCAGACGTTGCGGCAAGTGCTAAATACTAATCTTGGCGAATGGTTCGGAAACGAGGACGAGGGCATAGATTTTAGCGTTGTATTGACGAAAAACCCTAACTACGAGCTTATACAGGACACGATAGACACAGCCGTACAGTATGTGGCAGATATGCTAGGCGTGGAGCTAGAGGCTGATAACTACAGCTATAGCACAGATGGCAGACAGCTTACTGTAACTATGGATATAACATACACAGACGGCGACGAGACAGAGACGGCAGAGCTAGAGCTTGCGCTGTAGAAAGGAGAGGCTATGGGTATAACAGAATTAGGCTTTGAGCGCCCTAATTATGACGATCTTTTAGAGGCACAAATTGATAGGGCAAAAGAGCTTTTCGGAGAGGATATAGACACGACGGACAGCACGGCACTAGGCAAGTATATACGCCTTAACGTAACTGATCTGGCAGAGTGCTACGAGATTTTGGAAGATATCTACTTTGCACGCTTTCCTAACACGGCAAGGGGCGTAAGTTTAGACCGCTTGCTGCCGTTTGCTGGAATAGCACGAAACCAAGCGACATGTGCGGCACATAACATTACGTTTACTGGAACAGCTGGCGAGTATGTGCCAGAGGGTTTTGAGGTAAGCGCTAATGATGGTAACTTAATTTTTCATACATACGAGGCGCTGCAAATTGGCACAAGCGGCACAGTAGACGGCGTGGTGTACTGTGAAGAGGCTGGAACGATTGGAAACGTGGAAACGGGCAAAATCGACGGCATAGTAAACCCAGACGCCAACGTGGAAAGCATAACTCACAAAGGCATAGCAAGCTATGGCGAGGATATCGAAAGCGACACGGCTTTAAGAGCTAGGTTTAACGAGAGTATAAGCGGCGCTGGCAGCGGTACGGCTGCTAGTATAAGTGGAGCTATAGCCCGTGTGGAATTGGTGGACGGCGTAACCGTCGTGGAGAACGACACGGACGAAACAGTAAGCGGAATACCGCCGCATAGTTTCGAATGTTTTGTACTTGCGCCAGAAAGCCAAGATACACTTATTGCAGAGGCTATTTTTAACAAAAAGCCGCTTGGTATTAAAGCGCATGGAGACGTTGGCGTGGAAGTAGTAGACAGCGGCGGCAACAAGCATACGGTTTATTTTTCCCGCACGATCAAAGTAAATATTTATATCAAGATCACGGTAAACGTAAATACCAAATTTGAGGCAGACGGCGCAGCACAGATACAAGAGAGCATAGCAAACTATATTAACACGCTTAAAAACGGCGAGGACGTTTACTTGGCTAGCCTATTTAACTGTATCTATAAAGCTACTGGAGTAGTGAACGTGCCAAGCCTTACTATGGGTACAAACGGCACTACATACAGTACCGATAATATAGCTATATCTGACGACAGCGTGGCTAGAATTAGTACCGAAAATATTAAGGTGGTGGTAGCTGATGAATAACGCAAGAAAGCTGCCAGACAGCTACGCAAAAGACAGCAGCAGCAACAACCACAAGCTGCTTAACCTTAACGAGCAAGCTATAACTGCTCTTAAAAATGATATGGACGACGTGCTAAACGTGCTGGACTTGTCGCAAGCCACAGGCGCTACACTAGACCTATACGGGGACATGGTAGGGCAGCAGCGTGGCGAATTAACCGACGACCAGTACAGATACATGATATTAACACGTTCGGGAATTAACAACTCACAAGGCAGCTATGACAGCGTTATAGCGCTTTTGTGCCGTATATTTGAATGCGAGCCAAGCGCCATATCGCTTGACGACGGAAAGGACGCATGCACGGTAGAATTAACAAAATTCCCGCTTTCCGTGTTAGTAAATGTGGGCTTTTCTGGACAGCAAGCTATAGACATGATAAGGCTATTGCTGCCAAGTGGCGTAACGATTGACAGCGCAAATTTTGAGGGTACTTTTGAATTTGCGGACACATACGGCGAGTACGACGAAACGGCGGGCTTTGGCAACATTGAGCAGACCATAGGTGGACACCTTGGAACGATTGCAAACAGCAGCACAAGCGCCCCTGTATTGCCTGTATAACACAATATGTAGTATATTATTACAATAATTTTACATTGTAACCCATAATGTGGTATAATATGAGAAAAGAAAGGACGTGAACGCATGGCACAGCAATTTAACAACACGCCGCCAGAGTGGAGAGAAGAGGGGACAGAACCTACAACAGAGCTGCAAAACAACGGCTTTACAGCTGGGTATAAGCCACCAGCGCAGTACTTTAACTACCTTTTTCACAAATATACGGAATGTATAAAAGAGCTGCAAACACTAGCAAGCGCACAGGGCGTGACGATTGGACAAAAGGCAAATAGTGCAGACCTTGCAGACGTGGCAACAAGCGGAAGTTATAACGACTTAGAGGACACGCCTACAATACCGACTGTAGACGCTGCACTTTCGAGTACAAGCACTAATGCGGTACAAAATAAGGCGGTAAAGACTGAATTAGATAAAAAGGCAAACAGCAACGACTTAGCCACAGTTGCTACAAGCGGTTCATATGAAGATTTGGAAAATAAACCGACAATACCAGAGGGAGTAGTGGTAGACGCTGCACTTTCCAGCACCAGCACTAATCCTGTGCAAAACAAAGTAATTAAGTCTGCTATTGATGGCATTGAAGTAGGCGGCAGAAATTATATTCTTGGCAGCAATACAAAGCTGGCTACTCCTAACGATAGCATATATCTTGACCTTTCATCAGATTTTACAAATGAAAAAATCCAAGGTAAAAAAATATGTTTATCCTTAGAATATGGGCTTGATTCGTTAAAATGGCTAAGCGGAACATCTTCTTATAAACGTCTTGGTGTATCTTTCACGATAACGTATACGGACAACTCAAAACAATATATCGAAAATTTTGTTGATATATCGACGGCACAAACAATGCACAAAAGAATCAACACATTTTTTACATTGAAAAATAAAGGAATTAAAAGTATTGGTAAGTTTGGCATGTATTTCCAAGCCACCACCGTAGAGGGTTCTGGATATATTGCTAAGCCAAAATTGGAAATAGCAAATAAAGCTACGGATTGGACACAAGCACCAGAGGACGTAGCAAGTAAGGAGCTGTACGGCGGCTCAACCATAAATGTAGGACGAAAAACTGGCACTACAATAGGAGATTGTAGCTCGGCAATTGGGGCGCTTACAACAGCCTCTGGTTCTTATTCCCACGCAGAGGGAAGTAGCACAACAGCCTCTGGTGATTGTTCCCACGCAGAGGGCATTTCCACAACAGCACTTACTAATCAGCACGCACAAGGACATTTTAATAACACTACAACGGCTACTGATAACTCTTTAAATGGTACATCTGCTGGAACGGCATTTGTTATTGGGAACGGTACTAATGTAAGCAGTAGTAACGCTTTTAGGGTAACAGGAAAAGGCTATGTATATGCGACAAATGCTACAGTACAAACGGGTGCAGACTATGCAGAATACTTCGAATGGAGCGACGGAAATCCAGAAAATGAGGACAGAGTAGGGCTTTTTGTTACATTTGACGAAAGCGCACCAGAAAAGATTATGCTTGCCAATAATGATGATTACATTTTAGGCATTGTAAGCGGAATGCCGAGTGTTATCGGAAACGGCGACGAGGATTGGAAAAAGCGCTATGTGTTGGATAACTTCGGAAGATACATACAAGAAACTTTTGAGTATGAGGAAGAGGGCGAAACGAAAACAGGCACTAAGTGGAAAGAAAACCCAGAGTATGACAGCACAAAGCCGTATGTCTCAAGAGAAGAGCGGGCAGAGTGGAGCGCTATTGGTATCGTTGGTGTATTATCCGTTTATGATGATGGCACATGCCAAGTAAACGGCTATTGTAAATGCAGAAATAACGGCGTTGCGACAGCAGCCGAGAAAGGAGCAGACACATACAGGGTTCTTAAGCGTGTAACTGATAACATTGTAAAGGTGCTTTTAAAATAGCCTTTACGTCAACAGAAAGAACGAGGTACAAATATGTATTATTATGCACTAGTAAATTCTAACGGCGTATGCTACGACGTAAGTGCATACGAGGAAGAACAGGAAACAAACGCCTACACTATACAGCTTGACAGTTTAGACACAAGCCTTGTATATCGCAAGAAGTATGTAGCAGCTACTCAATCATGGGTGGACTGCTTGCCGAGTGAAACGGGCTTGCCAATGTCTGATAGGGTTGGATATTCTACTACAGATCAATGGCTAAGTGACGTGCTGGGAAACATTACTAACTTATCAACTACAAGCAAAACAAGCCTTGTGGCGGCGGTAAACGAATGTTTTCAATCTGCCAGTGATGGCAAAACAGCTATAGCTAATGCGATCACTGGCGTAGACGAGAGCTTGACGATACCAGACAACCCGACATTTACGCAGCTTGCGGCGCTTATCGGACAAATAGCTACAGGGCTGCAAGTGGCTACAGGAGCTATTGAAGTTTACACAATCCCAGATACCATTACAGGCGAAACACCTTTTAAGCCGAAAATTGTAATTGTGTATAATTTTGGTTCTGGGCTTAGTAATTTCAATATGGGCTTGTACGTTTCCCCAGAAATTACAGGGGTAACGTCGCAACAAATATCGGATAGCGCAAACGGCTTATCTAATACCCTTAAGAGACGTGCAAACGCTTTTACCATAACAGACACAGGCTTTTCAATGGTAAACAGCGGGGCGGCGATTGATCTTAAGTGGATTGCATTAGGGTAACTATTAACACAGGCAAAAAAGACATACAGGGGCGCTTATACAGCGCCTCTTTTGTATGCAGAAAGGAATGATATGTATTATTATGCAATGATTGATAGCAGCAATATTGTAACGACCACATTACAGTCTAACAATGCTATTACAGCGTCTAACATGATACCTATAACAGAGCAGCAGTACAATAGCGGCGATCTTATAGGGAAGTATTACGACACGACAAGAGGGGAATTTGTAGAGCCTACGCCGTCTGTATTGGCTGACATGTCTACTACACAAATTAACCACAATGAAGAGTGGTTAGCGGACATTATAGACAGGCTTTATGTCAAAGTGCCAAAGCAGCACACGGCAACGTCACTTACAACGCTACAAAATCACGGAATCACTAAAAGCATAGCAAGCGCTGCGTATGGAAATGGTGTATATGTGTTTGCGACATATGACCCTATCATATACACAAGCACAGACCTTGTTACATTTACAAGCAGAACATTAGACACCACAGACTATATGTTTAAGGTTATTTTCTACAATGGCTGCTTTTTTGGAGCAACGGCTAGCGGGGAAATGCTTAAATCTACAGACGGCATTACATGGACGAAAACCGTTATTAGTCTTGCAGAATCTGAAAATATTAACTACTGTTTGGCTGCAACGTCTGGAAAGCTGGCAACGATCACAGACAAAGGCAAGGTGTATGTATCGTCGGATATGGGCGCAACGTGGGAAAACGTATACACCGATACAGACTATACGCTACTGTCTTATATCGGCAGTGAGTTTGTTTTGTTTGGCAAAGAAACAAACTCAATAAACACTGCTATAACATCAAATAACGCTACAACATGGGTAAGCAGTTTAGGGGCAACGGTGGACGACGTGCCTAATTTTAGCTCTATCGAAAGCAACGGAAAGTATATCGTAGGAATTGAGCATGCGGCTGTATGGACTTCTACGGACGGTATTACATGGAAGAAAGAGGGCGTAACTCTTCCCGATCATTTGCACAGCATTACATTTGTTGGAAATGTGGCGTACATATCGGCACACAGAGGCTATTTGTTGTACAACGATTTAAAGAATATTCACGATTGGCGCATGGAAAAGCTGACTACGGAATATTTGGACATTGCGTGCGACTGTAACGGTACATTTATAGTGCTTACAACGTCGTACAAATGTATGATCGACAATTCATACGAAACAAAACTAATATCAGAGGTGTAAGGCATGTACATAACAGCAAATACAATTATAGTATGCGGCAGCGTTTTAACGGCTGTCGCTGCTTTGTGCGGCTTTGCATTTCGTTTTTTTCGTTGGATAGTCGAACAAAAAGACCAGACAGAAAAAATACAGCAGATACAGGAAGAGCAGACGGTAATCTGCTACACCTTGCTAGCTGCATTGGATGGCTTAAAGCAGCTGGGAGCTAACGGGGAAGTGACAAAAGCGCACGACTACTTAAACAAGCACATTAACAAAAAAGCACACGATCAGCTTTAGAAAGAGAGGTAAGAAATATGGATATTTCATTTTTGACAAATTATATAGACATTGTATGCTTAGGCATTTGCTTATGCGTCGGCTACGTTATCAAGAAGAGCTTGGATTTTATACCTAATAAGTATATCCCACTTATTATGCTTGTGCTGGGCTGCGCCATTACGGTAGCAGCTAACGGCTTTTCTGCCACCAACGTATTAAGCGGCATGTGTAGCGGGCTAGCCTCTACAGGACTTTATGAGGCGCTGCGGAATTTCTTGGAAAAGGGGGAAAAGTAACATGATCGAAAAGCTAATAAAAGCATTTACGGAGTGGTTAGGCTATCTGGAAAAGAAAAGCAATAAGGACTTAGAACACAAGACCAAAAATGCGGGTAAAAACAACTATACAATCTTTGCAAAGCTGTACAAAGAGTATACGGGCAATGACTACCAAGGGCAAGCGTGGTGTGCTATGTTTGTAAGCTGCTGCTTTGTTGCGGCGTTCGGACTTGCAAAAGCAAAAGAGATGTTGTGCGGCAGCTTGTACAGTTACTGCCCGTATGGCATGAAAGCCTTTAAGGATAAAGGGCGGCTGTACAAAAAGCCTAAAAAGGGCGACGTTGTTTTCTTTCTTAAAAACGGCATAGCAAGGCATACAGGCTTTGTTTACAAGGTATCTGGAAACACATTTTATACAATTGAGGGTAACACCAGCGGAGCGTCTGGCGTGATCGCTAACGGCGGCGGCGTCTGCAAAAAGAGCTATACGGTAACAGACAGCATGCGCTTTGGACGCCCAGAGTATGAGGCAGAAAAAGCAGCAGAGCCAGAGAAAAAGACCGAGGCTAAAAAGTACGCTGGTACATTTCCGACGCTGCCAGAGCGTGGTTACTATCAGAAAGGCGACGGCATTAGTGCGCTGACAAAGTGTACAAGCCAGATCAAGAGCTTACAAAAGCTGCTTAACTGGGCTATCGGTGCTGGGCTTACTGTGGACGGTAAATTTGGCGACGCTACAGAGGCTGCCGTGCGGAAGTACCAAGACAAGTACTGGCTTACTGTAGATGGCAAGTTTGGCGCAAAGTCGCTTGCTAAAGCAAAGACAATTAAAAAATAAGTGATCTATGAGGGCTGACAATAAACAGCCCTCTTTTTTTGTGCATTTTTACCAAAACACGCTATGTATTTTTGGTTATTTTGTCAATATACAGATACCACAATTTGTAGTATTATAATACTCGTAAGGAACACAAACACACAAAAAGAAAGGAAACGGTGGTTATTATGAAAATGTCAGAAATGAAAAATATTTTGTTTAGCAAATTACAAGACGAGGGGTGCTACTTTAAAAAAAGTGATATCTCTATCAAAAAAGTTGACGATTACAAAGAAATTATTATTAAAGATTATGAGCATGTACCATTTAAAATGAGAGCGGAAAAGGACGACTTTTTCGGATATTTGGTAACGATCTATAGCCCAGCTGGAAACGTCGCTTTTGTTGAAAGTAAAGCGTCTTATGATTATAAAAGCGCTTTAATTCAATTAGGCTATTATATCGGCACAAGATTTTAATAACAAGCTTACCTAACGGCAAGACGGGGAGAAAGAGAGGCAAATATGAGAGATTATAAGGACTGCATTTTAGCGTTGGTGGCAGTAGTGCTTACAGCTTTTGTGCTTATATCAGCAAGCGCTAAAGATTGGAATAACGTAGCGGAAGAGGATATAAAAGTAGAAAAGGCGCTAGCTGCCAAAGAGGCACAATATGAAGAAATGCGGCTAGCACATGCAGCTACACCAACAGCAACACCAACGCCGACCGCTACACCGACAGCAACGCCAGCGACTACAGAGCCGCCGTATAGATACATAAAAGGCTGTGGGCTTAAAAAATCCGTGCAGCGTGAAATTTTTGAAATTTGCGAAAGTAAATGTATAAGCTATGAGTTTGTCATGGCTGTGATCTGCACAGAAAGCAGCTTTGACCCTAACAATGTGTCAGACAACGGGCAGAGCGTGGGGCTTATGCAGATACAGGAGCGCTGGCATAAGCCAATTATGGACAAGCTGGGTGTGGACAGCCTGTATAACCCTGTGGATAATGTACGGGTAGGCGTGGAGCTGCTAACAAGCTATTTTGCAGCCAGCGACGATACATACTTTGTGCTTATGTGGTACAACGGCGGCAAGGCATACGCTGACAGAATGGCAGCAGCTGGAGAGGTTAGCGAGTATGCTAAAAAGGTGCTGCGAACTACGGAAATATACGAGTACCAAAATGGGATATAAAAATAAAGCACCCTGTGACTATGCAGAGTGCTTTATTTTTGCTTATTTATACTTTACCATAACAAGTCTACACTAAAATAATAAAATTGATTTTAGGGGCAAATTTGAGCGTTATATGTCTTTTGCCTTTGCTACGTCTACAAAGCTGGCAGCTATTTCTTTTTCGTATATGTTATACGGTGTGACAGCCCCGTTAGACATAAGCATAAAATTGTTAAAGCTACCCAGACTATCGTCTACTTTTAGTGTCAGCGCTATATTTTCGTTAGTGATCGTCACTTTTTCTACAAAAGCGTCTATAAGCGCTTTTTGCGTTTCTGGGTTAGCGCTGCTTAAATCTTTTCTGTATTTCAGCAAAAACTCCCGCAGCGCTGATATGTCTATATCTGTATTGTTTAGCTTTCGTAGCTGTTCTAATTCTAGGTGTATATTGTCTAACTCTTTTTCTAGCCCCTCTGTACGCTTATTAAGGCGGGCTTTGCTTAGCTTGCCGTCGTCGTATAAATCCAACATGTTTTCTATTCTATCGTCTAGCTTTTCTGCCGCTTTTTCTAGCTTTTTAATTTCTTTTTGGCTTGTGTTAGATTTGCTTTTGACCTTTTGAGCCACGCTATCTATAATAGTCTTTATGGCGTTGTCACTTAGTATATACTTTGCTATATTGGCTAGTACCCATGCCTCTAGCTTTTCTGCCTGTATGTCTTTTGCTTTGCAGCTTGTGGCGTTTCTGGCACGCATAGAGCGACCATTGCAGCGGTAGTAGTAGTATTGATACTTTTTGCCCTTGCTGCTATGCCCTACGTAGTTTTTATGGCAGCTGCCACATACTGTTTTACCAGTAAGTAAATAAAGGCGGTTACGCTTGCTGCGCTTAGGCTTTTTGGCTATACGTTGCTTTTGAGCTAAAGCCCATGTGCCATTGTCTATAATAGCTGGGTAGACATTATCCAATTTAAAACTTTCCTCTGCTGGAGTACCAGCACCAAGCGTATAGTTATATATCCCTATATACGCCTCATTGTTTAGTATTTTTCCTATGCTGCCGCCGTTCCATTTATCCCCTTTAGGCGGCTTGTGTCCTTTTTCTTCTAGTATGGCAGCTATGCGGCGGTAGCCGTAGCCCTGTAAATACAATTCAAAGATAAGGCGTATCGTTTTGGCGTGTGTCTCATTGATCTTGTATATTGTCGTGTCCTCTTCTTTGTATATGCCGAAAGGCGTTTCCCCACCAGCATGTTTTCCTGTAAGCAAGTTTTCCTTTTTTCCCTTGCGGACTTCTACGCTTAAGTTATCACTAAAATACTGGTTTAACACTTCTAACATGCCCTCTAGGAGCTTGCCGCTTGGCGTGTCGTCTGTTTTTTCTGTGGCAGATATAACCCGCACGCCGACTTTCCGCAGCATAGCTTTATATAGCACGCTTTCCTCTTTGTTACGAGCAAAGCGTGAGAATTGCCAGACTATTATATAATCAAATAGCCCTTTTTTTGCGTCGGATAGCATGCGTAAAAAATCCGTTCTGTTATCCGACGTGGTAGCCGTTTCTGCCTCGTCTACATACTCTTTAACAGGCGTGTAGCCCTCTGTGTCCGTAAATGTCTTACATATGCGACGCTGTGCAGATATTGTAGCCTCGTTTTGCCCGTCGCTTGAATAACGATAATATAGCGCCGCGCGCCTACTTAGTACGTTGTATGGCTGCTGGCTTATGTCTGTATCACTCATGGCGTGCGCCCTCTTTCATTGCTAGGTAAACTTTCATAAGATCGTGATATATTCTATCTTTCTTTTCCTCTGGTATGTTTGGGTTTAAAAAAATACATTCTACTTTCTGCACCATAACATTTAGATCATCTGCTGTAAGAGGATTTGTAGCAAAGCAATTTAAGTCTACGTTATAAATTTCTGCCAACTTTTCTAATATCTCTAACTCTGGCTTTCGTCTGCCTAACTCAAAATTGGAAACTGTAGAGCGTGTCACACCCAGCTTGTCTGCTATGTCTTGCTGCGTAAAGTGGTGGCGTGTCCTTAACGCCTTTAACTTTTCGTGTAATTGCATTTTAAATTCCCTCTTTTTACATGTAATTACTTTTATTCTACTATACGTGTAACATAATGTCACACAAAAACACTATTTACAATTTGTGCAATTTTCACAAAAACGCTTTAATTCACATTTGCCTATTGAATTTTGAATATTATCGTAATATAATAACAGCGTAACGAAACGACACGCAAAGCGACAAAAAAGCGACAAAAAGAGGCGCAGAAAGGAGAAAAATGTCAACAAAAATTAGAAAGCTAAGAGAAAGTCTTGGACGGACGCAACAGGAATTTGCCGACGATCTGGGAGTAACAAGAGTTTGCATAAGCAACTATGAGCTAGCCAGACGAGAGCCAGACGGGGCTTTCCTTGCTAAGCTCAAAGAAACCTATAATCTGACAGAAAAGGCGATAGGAGAGATCATACTTGAATTTGCAGAGACAAAGACTAGTAGAACTAGTAAAAGCAGAGATTAACTTGGACAGGCTTACAGACTTGTTAGCAGAGGACTACATGCAGCAAGCAGCGCAGCAGTTAAAGGACAGCGTAGAGGACGCAGAAAGGGGCTAGAATGGCAGATAACAAAAATTACTACTACATACGATTAAAAGATAATTTTTTCGATCAAGAGGCAATACAGATACTGGAAAGCATGCCAGACGGCTATTTGTATTGCAATATTCTTTTGAAATTGTATTTAAAAAGTCTAAAGTACGACGGGTGCTTAATGTATAACGAGCGCATACCATATAACACTACAGTATTGGCTACATTGACAAGACACAGCGTAGGTACGGTTGAAAAGGCAATGGAAGTATTTAAGCAGCTAGACCTTATAGAGATACTGGATAATGGGGCTATATATATGCTGGACATCCAAAACTATATAGGCAAAAGCACCACAGAGGCAGACAGAAAACGAGAGTACAGAGCCAAGATAGAAAATGAAAAAGCAAAGCTATTAGGACAAGCGTCTGGACAAATGTCTGGACAAATGTCTGGACAAATGTCAGACAAAACTACACCAGAGATTAGAGATAAAGAGAATAGAGATAAGAGAATAGACTACCAACGTATTGTTGGTATGTATAATGACACTTGCGTGTCATTCCCTAAAGTCGTGTCTTTATCTGACGCAAGAAAGAAAGCTATTAAAGCTAGGCTACATACATACTCTTACGAGGATTTCCAAATGCTTTTTGCAAAGGCAGAGGCTAGCGACTTTCTGAAAGGCAAGAACGGTAGAGACTGGCAAGCTAATTTTGATTGGCTTATCAAAGACGCTAACATGGCTAAGACTTTAGACGGAAACTACGACAACAAAGGACAAGCCACAGCAGCTACAGGAGCTACGGCACAGCAGCTTAAAGAATTTATGGCAAAGAGACAAGCAGAGGTAGAGGCAGCAGTAGAGCCAGAGCTTGACGCTGACATGTTTTAAGGGGGCAAATAATGGACGCTATAACACAGATCATACAGGAGATAAAAGAGGCAAGAGAGAAAAACGGCTATACGCCGCCAAAATATGAGTGCAGCATATGCAAAGATACAGAGACGATCTTTTACATGAAAGACGGTTACGAATATGCCAAGCCTTGCGAGTGTGCAGCCAAAAAGGCAGCTATGCGGCGCATGAAAAATAGTGGTATTGGTGAACAGGACACCAAAAAGGGCTTTGCTGCTTTCGAAACTTTTGGAGAAAAGCCGCTAATTGACGCAAAGACCACCAGCACGGACTACTACAAGCGCTTTGATGAGATTAAGGGCGAGCGAGACAACAGCATACTGTTAAGCGGAGCAAGCGGAAGAGGCAAAACAACGCTGGGGCTTGCTGTGGCAAATAACCTTATGCAGTCTAAAAACGTGGCGGTGCTGTATATGCCATATAGGGACGAGATCACGGCTTTAAAGCAAGAGATAACAGACGAGTACAACTATAACGAGCGTATGCGACGTTTAAAAAATGCGCCTGTATTATTCATTGACGACATGCTAAAAGGCAAGATAACAGAAAGCGATCTAAACATTTTGTACGAGATCATAAACCACAGATACCTTGCCCGCTTGCCGCTTATCATATCGACGGAAAAGACGCCACAAGAGCTTATAGACTTTGACGAGGCGACGGGCAGCCGCATTTTGGAAATGTCAAAAAGCCACACGGTGGTATTTGATAAGAGCGTTAAAAACTATAGGCTGCGATAATTTTTTAACTGCTATGTGACATTATGGCGACAATGTAAACAAAACAACACAGAAAGAGAGGTAGCAACATGGACGTATTGACAGGACAGACAACGATAGACGAATTTTTAGGGCTTACACCAAAGCCGCCAAAGCCCGCCACAAGCGCTATAACAAAGCGGACACGGAAAGCCAGCAACGATAAGACCAAAAGGCAGCCGCTGCATGATCTGGTTATAGATACGCTAGGCAGCCAAAAGATGACAGCAAGAGAGAGCGCTTGCGAAATGCACGCAAAGGGCTATATACCATACCCAGCAAGAGCAGTTATACAGCCACGTATAACAGAGCTTGTAGAAAGCGGGCGGCTTAAAGCAGTAGGCGAAAAGACGGACACGCAGACGCAGCGGAAAGTAGCCATGTATAAGGTGGTGTGAAATGAGCGAGAAAAAAATATATATGATGGTAACGCAAGACAAGTACGAGCTGCCAATGGCTATAGCTGACACACCAGCGGAGCTTGCGGAGATCGTAGGAACAACAAGAAATGCTATATCAAGTGCCATAAGCAAAGCGAGAGCGCATGGCTACCATAGCAGATACGTTAAAGTAACCGTAGAAAGCGAGGTGTAAGAATGAAAAAGAAAAATAAACATGCGCTATACGGTGCAGTAATAATCTATGGAAATGGACGAATAACAGTAACAAGACACGGCACAAAAAGCGCTTTAGCAGATGAAATAGTGGAAGAAATACTAAATAGCGAAGTAGGCGAAGTCGTCAGTATAACAATGATAGATAAAATAGGGGGGAAGATATGAAAAGTATTATACAGAAAAATAAAGAGTGCTACGTGTGCCGCACCACTTACGGCTTGCACGACCACCATATTTTTTACGGCAGCAGCAACAGGAAGAACAGCGAAAAGCACGGGCTTAAAGTTTGGCTGTGCGGATATCATCACAACTTAAGCAATAACGGCGTGCATTTTAATAATGATCTGGACAGGGCTATAAAAGAAATGGCGCAGCGGAAATTTGAAGAAACGCACACCAGAGAAGAGTTTAGAGCTATCTTTGGTAAGAGCTGGTTATAGAAAGAGAGGCATAACATGGGATGTAACAACGATTGCTTTAACTGCACGTATAGCGACTGTATATGCAGCGGTGGCTATGAAAAAGCCACAGACGAGCTGGAAAAAGAGCTAGAGCTAGAAGAGAGAAAGCAACAGGCGTATAAGAACGGTACAGAGCTATACTTTATGTATAACCACAGTAAACGTGGGAAAGAAAGGGCGAAAAAGTACAATAGCAGCGATAAGGGAAAGGCTGCCCGTGACAAGTACAATAAAACGGAAAAAGGCAAGGAACGCTGGCGACGATACTACCAAAAGAAAAAAGCAGCGGCACAAGCCGCTACTTAAGGCGATCAAACAGCAACACAACAGCAATGTCTATAACCCTTTGCTTGTCTGCCTGTGTAAGCGCCACACCGTCCAAAGTGATAGAGTGCTTATACAGGGTGTCGGACAAGTCAAATGTGGTTAGCTGCTGGTACTCTTCAACCGTCAGCTTTTCGCTGGAATTGCAAAGAATATAGTCAAAAGATACATTAAAGTAATTTACGTACTTTTGCAATAGCTCATATGTGGGCTGCCGTTCGCAGCGTTCATAAGAGCCTATGGCTGACGGGGAAACGCCCAGTATTTCTGCCATGTCAGCTTGCAGCAAGTCACGGGAAAGCCTTAACTCTTTAAGCCGTGCGCCAAAATTCATGTTTACCACCACCTATAAGGGCATGATACCACATAATGAGGTTTTGTGCAATTCTACCAAAAACACGGTACGTATTTTGTGGGATATGTCAATATACATATACTACGTTTTGTGGTATTATAATACATGTAAGGAACACAAACACACAGAAAGCGAGGTTTTCAATGAAAGGTTACAAAGGCTTTAAAAAGGGGCTGATTTGTAGAGACAAACAGTACAAGGAAAATGAAGTATTCACAGAAGAAAAAGCAGTACCTTGTAAAAGTGGAATGCACTTTTGCAAAAATCCATTTGATGTATTGAAATATTACGAATTTGTAGATACAGACGGGAGACTGCCAGAAATTAACGAATTTGCAGAGGTTGAGGCGCTTGACGAGGCAAAAACGGACGACAACGAGAAATACACAACAACTAAGTTAAAAGTCGGTGCAAAACTATCTATTCACTCGTTGGTTGACGCTTTTGTAGGTTTCACATTAAGCAAGATCGAAAAAGAAAATAACGCCACCAACACAGGCTACCAGAGCGCAGCCACCAACACAGGCGACTATAGCGCAGCCACCAACACAGGCAACAATAGCGCAGCCACCAACACAGGCGACTATAGCGCAGCCACCAACACAGGCGACTATAGCGCAGCCACCAACACAGGCGACAAGAGCGCAGCCACCAACACAGGCGACTATAGCGCAGCCACCAACACAGGCAACAAGAGCGCAGCCACCAACAC